TATATCCACGGTCAAGTCTTGCTCTCAAACAAGGATTGACACTTGCAAACAACGTGGGCATTATAGATTCAGATTATGTTGAACCAGTTTACATGATGGTTTACAACATAAGTGGATACCAACAATTCGTATTCGATAAAATCCGTATGTGTCAGGCAGAAATGGTCAAAGAATTACCATATATTATTATGGAAACTGATGTTCGCCCAGAACAAAAAACTGATAGAGATGGAGGATTCGGATCAACTGGAAAGGAATAACTTGGCTTATATTCTACACAAGTGGACGGTTGCTACTGTTCAAGTGATATATTACATACCAGACTATTTGCACGTTGTAAACGAATTCATGTGGCAGACAGAAGACCAAGTACCTGAGTTTCCCCGCATAACTAAATTCCTAGACTATTGGGATAAGAATATTGACGGGCCGATTAAAGAAGTTTACATTTACGATCAAGGCCAAAGTAAGGTCAGGATGGTAGACCGAAAATTTAAAATGAATTAAATAGATTATGTCAGAAGAAGTTACCGCACAAGTAGAATACAAAGAAGAAAAACAGATGGGCAAGGCAGCCAGCCTTGCTATGTAACTCTCAAAATAAAAAAAACGACTGCAAGAAGAGCTTGAGGAAATGCAGGCTCAGTTTGAAGAAGTTTCCCCTAGTACACCTTCAGGTGGACCAGACAGTTATCTCAAATGGATAGGTGTAGTTGCTGCTGTACTTGGAATATTTCTCCAGAATGCAGGACTACCCATTTATGGTCAACTCTTCTATATTGCCGGTGCTTGTTCTTGGACAGCTGTAGGATTTTACTGGAACGATAAAGCAGTCATGCTGGGTAGTGTTATTCCAGCAACTTCAGTTGCTATGAATCTCATTCAAAGATTAGTATCAATTTAGTAAAGAAAAGACTTGATATTTCTTATTCAGTATGTTATTATTATAATATAACTAAGTAACCAAATAAATTGAATGAAAAATAATTTATTTTTGCCTTGACAAACGTTTCGTTATTCTGTATAATAGTAAGTGAAGGTAAGGGATTGACCCTTTCCATTTTTAACCTAAATGAGATTTGATATGGAAAATTTTGAAAAATACACATACGAAGAAATTGCCAATATGCTTTATTTGAAAGGTGAGAAAGATGGATATTCTAAAATTACGGATAAGTCAAAGTGGCATGAACCTGTTATGGCTGAGAAACTTGGTCATACCGCACACAAGAAAATTTCTGCTGGTGCCGGTTCTTTAGAGTATGGATCTGATGCCAAAGATGTCAGTAATGAAATCTATGCAGAATATAAAGCTAAGTGTGCTGTAGATAAAGATCTTGGTCAACTTTTGGGTAAAGTCAAATATAAAAAAACTGGTGAAAGGTATGTACCTTTTACAGTACCCGGCATTTATAATGGTGCATATAAGGATGATGCAATAGAAAAATATTCTAAAATAGATCATTATTTTGGTGTATTTTATAAAGAACTTTGTATTCTTATTATCAAAGTGAATACCGATTATGTTATTGAAACTTTGAGAAATGGAATGTTGAAAATGACTGAAGGTAAGACAAAAAATTTGAATACAGTAGAGGTAAATTTGGGTGATACTCATTTATATGAAGTTGCTTACAAAAATGAAACATGGTGGAGTGAAAACAAATGATATTAGAAAATAAAGATTGTATTGATTATCTAAAAACTCTTGAGACTGATTCGGTTGACTTGGTGTTGACCGATCCACCTTATGCTATAGGATTTGATGACGGTAAGGGCTGGGATAGTCAATGGAAAACAGAAGATGAATATTTGGATTGGTGTAAAGTCTGGACTGAAGAATGTGCCAGAGTTTTGAAACCAAATCGAATGATGGTAATTTGGGGTACGTTGAAAACAGATACCTTCCTCAGACATAAGTTAGAAATCCTCAATAAAATTCCAGAACTGTATGGTCAGAATGAAATTATTTGGAGTTATAATTGGGGTGGTAGAATAAAAAACAACTTTGCTAGAAAACACGAATATGCTTGGTGTTATAGTAAAGGCAAAGAATTTCTATTCAATGCTGACGATGTTCGCGTGGAACGTAAAGTAAAAAAGAATCTTAGAACTGGTAAAGAACATGAAAGAGGAACGATTCCTACTTCTGTTTGGGAAAAAAATAATCATACTACTTCTAAAGATTTTTGTGGTTGGCATCCTACAACTAAAAATATTGAACTTCTAGAAAGACTAATCAAAGCTTATACTAATCCGAAAGATACTGTCTTGGATATTTTCATGGGTTCTGGTTCTACTATGATAGCTTGCAACAATACAGATAGGATCGGTATTGGTTGTGAGGCAAATAAAGAGTATCATGAACAATCTCTTGAAAGAATAGAAAAATTAAAAGTTTCAACTTTAGATACACACTATGAATGATTTATGGGGAAATGAAATTCCCAAAAAAATGACAGGAATTGACTTTGAAAAACACATAGCAAATTTATTACGACAACAAGGATGCTCGGTTACCGAACAAGTATGTATTGGTTACAAATTTGGAAATCATAAACATAACATAGATTCTTTAGTTAATGCAAAAATACTTGTTTCTGTGAAGTTTCAAGATGTTGCTGGCACAGCTGAAGAAAAAGTTGGTTATGAAATGTGGACATTAAACGAAAAGATTCTCACAGGAGCTTTCGAGAAGGCATTTGTAATATTTGGGGGCCAAGGATGGACTATCTATGAAAATTTAGAAAAAATGGTCAAACTTTTTCCAAAAATAAAATTAGTTCGTTATGAAGATGACAAAACTTTATCATTTATAAAAAATGAAATTTAATTTTGAAGTGAAAATAATTGAAAAAGTTCTTGCTACTAATTTTGTCCAGAAATATCATTACTCACCAGTAATGCCTGCCATAACAAAATACTATCTTGGATTTTTTATAGAAAATGAATTGAAGGGTGCATTGACATTGGGGTGGGGAACTAAACCAAGACACACTTTCAATAAGATGTTTCCAACAAAAGGAGTTTTAGTTAAGAAAGAAGATGGAACTTTTGTTGAAGATATAAACAATTGGTATTATGAGATTGGTAAGATGTGTTTGTCTCCAGATCTTAATGACACTAAAGGTGCTGGAAGTCAGATGGTTTCAGCTACTATCAAATGGTTGAAGAATAATACAAAGTGTCAATTCCTTTATACTATGGCTGATGGAATTATGGGCAAGTGTGGTTTTGTTTATCAAGCATCAAACTTTTATTATGGCGAACAATACTTCACTTCAGTATACATGATGGAAAATGGAGAAAAATTACATCCACGAACATCAAAACAATTGTGTAAAGAAAACGCTGAATACATAGGTAAAGAAAAAGTATTCTGGTTGACTTCAGACTTTATGATACACAAGGGTATCAAACGAATTGATGGTCTGATGTTTCGTTATCTATATCCGTTGAACAAGAAAGCCAAAAGAATGATGTTGAAAGAATCATCAATGGATTGGGATAAGAACTATCCAAAAGAAATAAATTTAGAATGGGTTGATGTTACTGACAGGAAGAATAAAAAATCTGTTCCTCAACCAAAGTTTGATTTGGATATTCAAAATATTAAATATAATAAAAACATACCAGCAAATCTTGATACTTTTTTTTAGATAACACTTGACTTTTCAGTATCAGTATGGTATATTTAAGGTATACAAAATAAATTGCGAGTAGTTGGTGGGCAACACTTTGGGGTTCCACCCTGAAGAATCAAGTTCGAGCCTTGATACTCGCTCCAACTTTTATGACATATTTTCTATGTTATAAATAGTAGTGTGACTGATACAATCGTGTATCACCCACTAATAAAATCTCCATTACGATGGGGATTAGTCAATATATTGTCCATGTAGGGCAATTACAACAATTAGTTAGGAGAATAATATGGCCTCATTTACGGAAGTAAATAAATATCTATCAGAATTGCCGATAGGTGAACACAAATTAATAGACATAGTTAAAAAAATACTGTCTATTTCTTCAAGAAAACACAAAACTCAAGTATTTTTAGCGTTACAAAAGGTAACAAATGAATATCGGAAAAAGTGCTCTGAGATTGACTTAAAAGATGTTTGGGTTGATATTTCGTATCAACGATTACTAAAACTCAA